AAATGCTAACGAACAAATTAAATTTTCAACAACTGCATCAGCTACAAATGAAATTACAATAGCTAACGCTGCAGCTGGATCAAGCCCAGTTATTTCTGCAACAGGTGGAGATACAAACGTTGGATTAACATTAACTCCAAAAGGTGATCTTGGAAGAATTACAGTTAATGGTGAAGCAAAAATATTTGGTGTATTTGAGAATGCTACTATATCGACTACATTCATAACTTCATTTAATTATGATATATTAACTCAAGCTGTTTATTTTGCAAACGTAGCAGCTGGATCTAACTTTACAGTTAACTTAAGAGGAAACTCTTCTACTGCATTAAATGCAGCACTAAATACTGGTGAATCAGTTACTGTTGCCCTTTTAGCTAAAAATAATAATACAACATATTACAATAACGTAATTCAAGTTGATGGAACAACTATTACAGCAATCTGGCAAGGTGGATCTGCTCCAACAGGTGGAAATGCTTCATCTACAGATGTGTACACATACACAGCATTAAAAACAGCAGCATCAACATACACAGTTTTAGCATCGATAACGCAATTTAAATAAAAGGAGAAGAAAGAATGCCTTTACAATCTACACGCGGAGCAGCTTCAGGAAAAGCATTTGGATTAACAGCAGGTGGTAATTCACCAATAGATTTTGATTATTTAATTGTTGCTGGTGGAGGAGCAGCAAATGGATTTATTTCTGGAGGTGGAGGAGCTGGAGGATATAGAACATCTTTTCCAGGTGGAACAAAAATTACATTAAAAGGTGGAGATAACGATATTACAGTGGGTGCTGGAGGAGTATTTGTGCCAGCCAATCCAAGGGCTGGAGGACAAGGTGTTGCTTCTAGCGTAGCTGGTTTAACAACAACAATAACTTCAGCAGGTGGTGGAACTTATTTCGGTTGGGGAGCAACTCCTCCATACGAATATGATCCATCTAATCCATTATCTACTCCAACAAATTCTCCGCAAAATCAAGCTATAAGAGATGGTGGATCAGGATCAGGAATAGGGCATAGGGCAAATGATGGCCTTGGAGTAAATGCGGGTAATGGAAATGTTCCACCAGTTAGTCCTTCTCAAGGAAATCCAGGTGGTGGTAGTGGACCAAATTATTATGCAGGTTCTGGCGGTGGTGGAGCAAGTACTGCAGGTGGTGCTGGTTCTGCTAGTGGACCAGGTTCAGTTGCTGGTGATGGAGGACCAGGCACTGTAAGCAATATTTCAGGAAGCCCCGTACAAAGAGCAGGTGGAGGAGGTGGAGGTGCCTATCTCTCAGGTGGTGGTAATGGCGGACTTGGTGGTGGCGGAGCTGGAGGTCCTACAAGTTCAGATGGTAGTCCCGGAACAGTTAACACAGGTGGTGGAGGTGGTGGAAGTGGTGGTCCAGGTGCAACAACAACTGGCGGATCAGGAATTATAATTTTAAGATGTCCAAGCGCTAGAGTATTTACTGTATCTCCGGGTACAAATACAATTACAACAGAACCAGTTAGTGGAGATCAAATTGCTACATTTACTGTTACTGGGAAATTAAAGGCTATTAAATAATATGGCTCATTTTGCAGAAATAAATTCAAACAATAAAGTATTAAGAGTAGTCGTAGCTTGTAATATTGATATTGAAAATAATGGTGGAGAACGATCAGAACAAGCAGCTAATGCATTTAAAAATGTTTGTCAATTAAGTAGTGATGGAGTTAAATGGATTCAAACTTCTTATAATAATAATTTTAGAAAAAAATTTGCAGGAGTAGGAGATACTTATGATGCTGTTAAAGATATATTTTGGAACGAAAATTCACCTTATTCATCTTGGACATTAGATTCTAATTATGATTGGCAACCCCCTATTGCCAAACCCTTAAAAAATACTTGGGGATTAAATAATGCTCCATTAGTTGCAAGATGGAGTGAAGAAAAATTAAATTGGGTAGCAAATGGATATCAAATAGAACCTTCTACTATTGAAAATCCAGGAACTATTACTCCTTTAGTATGGAATAATACAACTAAAGATTGGGATTTAGCTTAGGCACTTTACTTAACTTGTAAGAAAGAATATACATATACTTAGATTTTATGAATTTAGAATTTTATTATTGGTACTTTACATCTGTTTTATCTACTAAATTTTGTGATGATTTAATTGCATATGGAAAATCAAAGCAAGAACAAGTTGCTTTAGTTGGTGGTGCACAAAAAATTTTAGAAGAAAAACAAAAATTATCTAAAAAAGATTTAAAAAATTTACAAAAAGTTAGAAATTCAAATGTTGCTTGGTTAAATGATACTTGGATATATAATGAAATACATCCATATATTCATACTGCAAATAAAAATGCAGGTTGGAATTATCAATGGGATTATTCTGAATCATGTCAATTTACAAAATATTCTAAAAATCAATTTTATGGTTGGCATTGTGATTCTTTTTTAAAACCATACGATAATAAAAATGATGTAAATTTTAATGGAAAAATAAGAAAATTATCTGTAACTGTTTCATTAAGCGATCCAAAAGATTATAAAGGAGGGGAATTAGAGTTTGATCTTAGAAATAGAGAAGATGGTAAACCGCATATTGTTCAATGTAAAGAAATAATGCCGAAAGGATCTATTGTTGTATTTCCTAGTCATGTATGGCATCGTGTAAAACCTGTTACAAAAGGAACTAGACATAGTTTAGTTATATGGAATTTAGGTTATCCATTTAAATAATGAAGGATATAGAAATAATAAATTTTAAAAGTCCATTAAAAGAAAATTATTTTTCACCTGAATGGAATTGTTTTATTTATGAAAATTTTTTATCCAGTATTAATTTTAAAAAATTAACATCTACAATTTTAAAATTAGAAAAAAGTTTATTAAATAAATATAAATCTCATGAAATTAAGGGAGATGGATATACGGGTTTAGGTAATAATAGTCTAACCTCAAGATATCAAAAATATAATTTATTAAATATTAAAGACACTGAAATAATTAAAATTAAAAAACAAATTATACTTCACCATAATTTATTTTTAAAAAAAATGAATTTAGATCCTTATCCAGAATTATATATTCAATGCTGGGCAAATGTTATGAGAAAAGGAGAAAAGATAAATATGCATCTTCATGGAATAGAACCTTTTATATATTTAGGTGGACATATTTGTGTGCAATGTGAAAATACAAACACTTATTATGTTAATCCAGCAAATCAAATTAATGATCCACAGGTCTATCAAAGTAAAAATGAAATAGGTAAAATAAGTTTATTTCAAAATTATATACCACACTATACAGATGTTCATTTGTCTAATAGCGAAAGAATTACTATAGCTTTTGATTTGTTGGTGGATAGTACTAAAATAAAAGATACTTATATAAAACTATATTAAATATGAAATATGAAGTTTTAAATAATTTTTTAGAAGAAAAAGAATTTAATTTAATTAAATCAACATTATTAGGAAATAATTTTCCATGGTATTATAATAATGAAGTAGTTTATAATGATAAAAATAATTTTCAATTTACGCATATATTTTTTATAGATCATTCTATAGTATCTAATATGTTTAATTTAATTAAACCTTTAATTAATAAAATTAACCCAATATCTTTAGTAAGAATAAAAGCAAATCTAACAACTAAAACTGATACAATTGTAGAGCACGGTTATCATGTTGATTATGATATTCAAAAAACAGATAAAATGAAAACATCTATTTTTTATATAAATTCTAATAATGGATACACTAGATTTAAAAATAAAAAAATGATAAAAAGTAAAGAAAATAGATTATTATCATTTAATACAGATATGGAACATACAGGATCAACTTGTACTGATGAAAATATAAGAGTTGTTATAAATTTAAATTATTTTTTATGAACTTTAAAAAAGATAGATATATAGTAATTAAAAATGCAATAACAAAAGAATTAGCTAATTTTTGTTATGATTATTTTTTATTAAAAAGAAAAGTTGCAGATACTTTATTAAAAACAGGTTACATAGCATCTTTTAATTCAGACTGGGGTTCTTGGAATGATCCTCAAGTTATAAATACATACTCTCATTATTCTGACATTGCAATGGAAACATTATTATTGAAAGTAAAACCAATAATGGAAAAAAATACAAAATTAAAATTAATTGAAACTTATTCTTACGCAAGAATTTATAAAAAAGGAGATATACTTGAAAAACATAAAGATAGACCTTCATGTGAAATATCTACAACATTAAATTTAGGAGGAGATGTTTGGCCTATATTTTTAGAACCAGATTCTAAAAAAGGAACAGATACAGGAAATAACTATGTTCCAAGTGACTCCAAAGGAATCAAAGTAAATTTAAATCCAGGAGACATGTTAGTTTATAGAGGATGTGATCTTGAACATTGGAGAAATAAATTTGAAGGAGAGAATTGTGGACAAGTATTTTTACATTACAATGATTCTAAATCTAAATTAAATACAGATAATATATTTGATAGTAGACCACATTTAGGTTTACCAAATTGGTTTAAAGGGAGAAAAATATGAACGAAGATAAAGATAAAATAATACAAGAATTAAAAGAACAACTTCAAATGGAAAAATCCGTTAAAGATTCAGAAGTTTTAATGAATGCTGATTTAAAAGAATATAATGAAAAACTACAGTTAACTATAGACACTTTGTTAAAAATAAATGAAGATTTTTTAATAAAAATTGCAAAATTAAAGTTTGAACTTAAAAAACAAATAGATAAAATTTAAATAAAAGTAGCTACAAAAACTAACCTATGTCCAAATTTGGGGTAATAAAAATAATGTGGTACTGAATCAAAACAAACCCCTTTATACTTTTCAGGAATAATTTCTTTAGTTCCTTTTTTAGTAAGCAATATTGTTTTTGAATTTTTATCTTCTGGTTCATTTAAATATATAATAAGCTGTTTATGTTTGTAAGGATGATCTTCATGAACCTCACATTTATCATGGCCATTATTAAAAGTTAGGTTAATACACATTCGTTCTAAAGATTTAACTTTAATTTTATTTTTAATAGTAAAGGAATTAAACATTTTTACAAAATATGGATAAACAGAGGAATTTATCTGATCTAGATTATCTTTAATAGAGATTTCTTTTCTTAAAAAAATATTATGAATCAACATTGGTTTTTTATCATTTTCTTTAGAACTATCTTGAAAATAAAAAGGAAATTTTAATGATAGAACTGTTTTTTCAATAAACTCTTTATCTTCGTAAGTTAAGAAATCTTTATCTTCTTTAAACAAAATTATACCAACCTGTAATTATATATTTAATTTCTTTGTTTGCAGGACATCCTTTGTGCATAAAATTCCAATTTGCTGGCCAAATAACTGTTAATCCTTCTTCTGGTTTAATTTTTAATTTTTGATACATCCATTCTGTTTCTCCCTTACTTTTAACAGTGTTTAAATAGGTCATAAATACTAACATCCTTGTCGCATCTGGTACACCTGACTGTTCTGTGTGCCATCTAAAAAAACCTTCTTGAGGTTTATATTTTTGAATATTTATATTTTCACAAATGTTCCATCTATCTAAACATAGATCCAATTCTGGAAAAATTTTTTTATAGTTTATGATACAATTGTTTAATACATCATAGTAAAAATTATAAGTTGAATCATTTACATTGATATATAAATCAGTTGATTTTTTTATTTCAGGAACATATCCTTTTCCAATAACACCTTTTACTTGGTATTCTTTATTTTTTTCAAAAAGCTTTATTAATTTCTTACAGATTGATTTATCTATATACCAACCTTTAATAAAACCATCTAATTTGTTGATTTTATGCTCTTTCATGGTACTATCTATAACTCAAAATTTTGATAAAATAAAGACTTTATGCCTTTACAGAAAATACAATTTAAGCCAGGTTTTAATAAACAACAAACTGCAACCGGAGCCGAAGGGCAATGGATTGATGGTGATAATATAAGATTTCGTTATGGCGAACCACAAAAGATAGGTGGATTCCAGCAACTCGTTGCTAGCACCTTGGCAGGTCCCGCGCGTGACCAGCATACGTGGACAGCATTAGATGGTAAAAAATATGCAGCTATTGGAACTTCTAAAATATTAGTTATTTATTACGAAGGTTCTTTTTACGATATTACACCACTTGGTACAGCGTTAACTGGAGCAACTTATACATCCACAACATCTTCTACAACTGTAACAATCAATTTAACAGCACATGGATTATCAGTTGGTGATTATATAATATTTACAAGTGTTACAACTCCAGGATCACCTTCTACAAGTTATACATCAGCAGATTTTACAACAAATACATTTGAAGTAATTTCAGTACCAACAGCAAATACTTTTAGAATTACTATGGCAAGTGCTGAAACTGGAACAGGTGTGACTGCGGGCGGAACTTTAACAATGACACCTTATGTATTTATTGGTCCAACATTTCAAACTCCAGCTTATGGATTTGGTACAGGATTATGGGGAGGTGTAGTTATTCCAAGTGTAACGACTACATTAAATGGAGCAATAAATTCAGCAGTTACAACTATAACAGTTACTTCAGCTGCAGCGTTTCCATCATCTGGAAGAATAGATATTGATACAGAATTAATTACTTATACAAGTAAAAATGCAACTCAATTTTTAGGATGTACAAGAGGTGCAAATGGTACAACTGCAGCATCACATTTAACTCTTGCAACTGTAACTAATGCAACATCTTGGCAAGATTGGGGAGAAGAATCTTCGGTTACATCTGTTAATCTAGAACCAGGTTCCTGGTCGCTAGATAACTTTGGCCAGATACTCGTTGCTACAATCAAGAATGGAGCAACTTATACTTGGGATCCATCTACAGCAGGTAGACTTTCTATAAGAGCAACTGTTGTGAGTGGAGCACCTACAAAATCTATTATGACTATTGTTTCAGATAGAGATAGACATCTATTTGCAATGGGAACTGAAACTACAATTGGAGATACTACAACTTTTGATCCAATGCTTATAAGATTTTCAAATCAAGAAGATATTAGTACATGGTCTCCAAAAGTTACAAATACTGCAGGTACATTTAGATTAGATACTGGAAATACAATTATTGGAGCTGTTCAAGGTAAAGATTATATATTAGTTTTAACGGATCAAGCGGCTTATACGATTCAATATGTTGGTCCACCGTTTACATTCTCTATTAGACAGGTAGGTACAAACTGTGGATGTCTTGGACAACACGCTATGATATTTGCTCAAGGAGCGGTGTTTTGGATGGGTTTTGGAGGAGGTTTTTTTGCATTTGATGGTACGGTTAAACAAATACCTTCTTTAGTTGAAGACTTTGTATTTACAAATGATGGAGATAATTTAGGAATTAACTATGATGCAAATCAAATTTCTTATGCATATCACAATTCGTTATATAATGAAGTCGGTTGGAATTATGCAAAATATAACTCAACTCAAGTGGATAGAAACGTTGTTTATAACTTCGTTGAAAATACCTGGGCAGTTGGTTCTTTAGCAAGAACAACATATCAAGATTCTGTTACTTTTGATTTACCTTATGCAACTCAATATAATGCAACGGGTACTCCAACATTTCCTACCATTAACGGTGTAACTAATACTTATGGTTCATCTAAATACTGGGCACAAGAAACGGGGGTTAATGAAGTAGATGCAGATGGTAATGCTACAGCGATAGCTGCTTATATTAAATCTGGAGACTATGATATATCTGAACAAGGTTTAGGTGGAGATGGACAATTGATTATGCGTGTTAGAAGATTTGTACCGGACTTTAAAAACTTAGAAGGAAATGCAAAAATAACTTTATTCTTTAGAGATTATCCAGCAAATGCTGATTCAACACCTTCTACAACACCACCATTAATTACCGGACCCTTTACTATTACTTCATCAACTGATAAGGTAGATACACGTGTGCGAGGAAGACAAGTGAGTTTAAAAATTGAAAATGAAGCAGTAAATGAGACTTGGAGATATGGAACTCTAAGATTAGATATTGAAGCAGGAGGAAGAAGATAATGGCAAAAATTACAGCATATATACCAGAGCCAACGGATAACTATGATGTTAATAATCAAAGACAAATATTAGAAGCAGTTACTACAATTAAAAATCAATTAAACTTTGGATTTCAAAAAGATCTAAAAGATGAGCTTGAAGCATTTAGTTGGTTTATATTTAGTGGACCAAAAGACTAATGGCTATTAATTATAAAAATCAAGGTTACGATTTAACTACATCTAATCTAACTACCGTATTAAATATTAATACTTCAACTGTTGCTATTATAAAAGAAATATCGGTTGCTAATGATGATAATTCAGCTCATAAAGTAGATTATTTTTTTCATGATGCTTCTACATCAACTTCATATAAATTTTATCACACAAATGTTCCAGCAGATTCTCATGATAATGCAGTACACAATGCTCTCGTATTAGAAGAAGGTGATTATTTACAATTTCAAGCAGCTACAGCAAACGTCATCTCTGGACAAATCTCTTATGCTTTGTTAAGTAGAACAGGAGAAAATGGATAAAATAGTTGAAATAGAATGTAAGACAGAAGAAAGTTTTAAAAGTAAAACAACTGGAAAGACTTACAAATCTAAAGAAGAATTTTT